CAAGAGCTTAACGCTCCCATTGGTTGGCCGACTGAATATTTACAATAGGAACCTTTAAATTCCCATTCAATATCAAGCAGTGAACTCCAAATATCTCCAAGGTTCGGAATAAGTTCATTAAGAACTTGAACCTGAAGTTTTATAGGTAGTCGATCTGTTGCGGATGATAAATCGTAACAATAATATGTACCAGAACCTTTTATAATAAGGTCCTTGATAGGCTTATGTTGATCAAAAGTACCATCCATAGGTATCGTTTTTAGGATCTCAAACACCATGTCGTGAACACGTTTAAGGACAAGTTGATAAAAGTAGTTCGTCATTGCGACGAATCTAGCTTTACCCGCTTGATCATATACAACGGATAAACGACCATTAGGCAAATCTACTCTATTTAATTTTAAAATTAAATAAGCTGGAGCCATTATAACAACTAGGAATATTATATGAAAGGCTAAAAGCCATCCACGTACAGTATTAGGACAGAGTTGTAAAACTCTTAATAATCCTGTAGGTCTGTCAATTAAAGCAAAGATATCTAATATCGATGCAGCAGTTGATTTAACCGCTAGTGGTGAAGCTGTTTCTAAAATTATAAATTTTAGATCCCCTAACTTATAACTTCGAGGTTTAACTAATTCTCTAAGTGCAGATTGCACAAGATTAAAGTCTAACGTTTGAGTTATTCCAGAGAAACTATCTGTGATAGAACTTCTTGACAATTTTGGCTTAGTAGGGAACACCCGATGTATACTAATTATGGTAAGTATTACTCTTACAATTAATAAATTACCCGCTAATATTAATGTTCTTAATTTAACAGGTAAAATACTAGGTAAGTTATCAGGAGCCAAGGATACAAGTATTTTCATACTTTTAACCTCATTTCCACTTAATCGTCTTATTATAAGTCTATTAACTTCCTTTAAATAAAGGAAAGTGAAATTAAATCCACTTTTGTTAATCAACTTAATAATTCGATTTTTAAGGATTGTTAACTCTACTCTATGCTCAGCCAAGTTAAAGATAAGGATGACTAAATTAAAGAAGCGATCGAATTCATTTATTCGAATCCATGCTTTATTAGATAATCTTGCCCTTCTTTGTTTGTAGAACATGTTATAAATGAATGTAAATTTGTTTGTAACTGTTTTTATAAATAGTTGGGGGTCCGTCTTAAAGCTTACTCTATGTACATGTAAATGAGGTGTTGGCACATTAACACAAGTGATGTTCTACGATCACAAGATTGTCACCTTAAGATAACATTGAATCTTCACAATGATAGCGCTACAGCCATATCAATATTTAACATGATATTTGGCCCGACTTGACGTCATCACTAAAGATGATCGAGGTCTGTACGGAGTACTGCGCGTGACTTAACCTTACTCTACATTGCTGCGAGGGGAGGTCAGTGTCTGTT